TCAATAGAGAAACCCGCCGAAGCGGGTTCTGATTTTCTGTTACTAGGTATGTCTTACCCTACGCCAGTGGTTAGACTGCGAAAGATTCGGCTTTCACTGAACGAGCAGAGAACTTGACGCTCTTGCCTGAAACAGTTACTTCGCCTGTATTTGCGTTTGCATTTACGTTTTTTGTGTCTTCGACCGGGTTGCCCCAATCCTACGGCTTCTACCTTGCCGAGCTGTCCACTTCAATACTTCTGACCCAATCGATAACCTGGTCACCCCCACCTAAATATACCTTATACACTTAGGTGGAGGTGGCGGGAGTCGAACCCGCGTCTTGAATCCATTTTTATCGGCTTCATACAGCAATAACTATTATTTATTATACATAACTGTTAACTCACAATAAATTATTTGTCTTTAAGTTTGTTGTGGGGATTTTTAAGAAATCCAATTTGAACAGCATTTCTTGTGCCTTCTATGTTGACAACACTATGATATGTTTGACCATATATCAACCACCATTCTCCTGGTTTGAAAACAAATTGTTCAATGGGTTCCAAGTCGTTGTAGTCGTTGATGTGCATGTAGTGTGTGACAAAATCAGCTTGATTGCTTTTGACATCGTAAAAAACTGTTTGTACATTGTCTCCGCCTGCATCGATAAGATACTGTAGTGTGTACAGTCTTGTGCGGTCTAAGTGCGGAGCCAACAATGGCCCATCGTTGAAACTGATTCCAACATCGCGCCAGTCGTCTATGATATTTTCCTTGAGCCATTGTTCAAGATCTGGTCCACTGCTCCAAAAAGGTTTTGTCTCTAGGCTCATGCGTCTATATTTGCCAGCCTGTTTTATTTCGCCGTTGTGTTTGACCTCACGCTCCTTTTGATACTGTTGATCTGGATATTCGCAAGGACACTTGAATTCGTAATCCACAAGATCCTGGAACTTGTAATTCAATAGATCCTGCGGTATCTGCGGTAAGTTTGGTAAAGGTATTGCAGTAAACATTTGATCTCCTTAGGTAGTTAATTTCACTGGTTCCACAGCATAGAATTTGCTGCAAATGGTTGGCAATTTTTTCTGTCCATCTGTAGTGGACCAGGGTCGCCAATCTTTAAAAATTGAATTTATATCATTGATGCCTTGTTGATATCGATCAAATGCCAATGATTCAGACTGTTTTGCATGCAGCAATACTTTTCGATCTTTTGGTGCAGTGACGTCGGTATGCACTGCACTGGATTTTTGACTGCCGAGAATACTGGCCATGTGAATCGGTAGTCGGCGTCCCAGTGCTAGATTCCAATCAAGATAATAGCTTTTGACGGGCCCTGACAACTGATAAAAAGAGTTGTCGCCAAATGTAAAACTTTGAAATTTGTGAATCAATTCAGGCGTGTTTATTTTTTTATTTTCAAAAAAATCAATGGCCATGTGTACTTGTTTAACATGCAGTTCAGGAAATTGATGGCTGGTATAAAATTGTGTGATGCCCGATCCGGAAGTCAGACCCACCAATGAGTCTGGCATGAAGGTTCTCCATTGACCTTGGTAGATATCCAGCCGGGGCTTTTCGTGCCCAACCACATCAGCACGATCAGTAATCTGATTATTAGTCAATGCATGATCACGCCTGGCTCCCCAATAAGATCTTGTGAAACGAGTGTTGTCTCCGGGTTGATCAATCCAGTTATTTTTTTTAAATTGCTCTTGTATAAACCCCCATCCAATGTCCAGTTGATTAATCACAACCTGAGCATTGTGAGTGTCCTTGTATTTTTGTGCAGTTTTTAATGCCACACCCACTTCGCCATCATCAAAATAACTGGTTTGATCAAACACAACAATTTCATCAATTGGCAACTGTGCTTGGATAAATGTTTCTAGGATATGAGCACTGTCATATCCTCCACTGTACCAAAGACAGACCCATTTGTGAGTGTCTCTTATCTGTTGTGCTCGGGCTCTACACAAGGTGTCCCAGTCTTGAATGGGATCACGAGAAAAATCCACGTGATCCCAGGTATTTTCCATCCAGTGATATTTCACACGGCCGATATTGCCCTGGCAACGAGACAGTGCGTCAAGTTTGCTGTAAGTAGCATGCCCGTCGACTGACCAATAGCTGTCGTGTGTATCATATGCACCTGGTAACATGGATTAGTCTTTCTTTAGTTTTTGTATTCTATCATGCATGCGACGAGTTGCATCTCTTTCTTGTTCAATGACTTTTTGCACAGCATTGATATCAAGATCGTGTCCCGACATTAAACTAAACATCTTCCAACGTTCCTGACTTTCCACAGTGTTTGCTGCAATTCTAAATATCTTGTTGTAGTATTCTTTGATGTGTTTCGGAGTATCTTGGTGAACAGCAATCAACTGCTGTTGATTTGATTTAAAGCCAGGAAGGTGTGTGGCAATTGGCTGAGCATTGGGATAAATGGGCAAGCTAGTATTCCAACTGGTGCCCACTGCTCTCAAAATACCTTTGTCAACAAACTGTTTGTTGTCGGCACCTGAGCTCAAATACACGTCAAGATCTCCCAGATCGATCTGAATAGGCATCTCTGTGGCTCTTGTGTAGGGCACAAAATTAACATTGTCGACACCATTCTTTGCAAAAAATTCAGATTGAATCAACATAGAATGAACTGTGGGGTGTCCAGCATTGAACTGTTTGTTTTTCTTGGCAGCATTGGTGGCAGCATTGGCAAGATCATCAAGAGTATAGATATTGCTCTTGGCGCTGACATAGAAAAATTGCGGACTAAACACATGAATAGCAATTGCCGGCAACAGGTTCATGTCCACCGCTCCTATTGGGGGAATCACTGGATTGATCACATGATTGGTGTTGTCTCCGGCAAACAGTGTGAGACCATTTGGCGTACTGCCTACTACTTCTCGAGCAGCAATGAGACCTTGCGCACCAGGCTGATTGACAACAATAAATTTCAACCCAGTCAATTGTTTAACCTGCTCCAAGATAAATCGTTGTGTGACATCTGTTTGGGCACCAGCTGCTCTACAGACTATGACCTTGATAGTTTTGTCTACAAGTTCCGGGGGCATTGGAGGGACTGTGCTGTTGGCCCAAGAGCCAACTGACAAAATCATACCAGCAATAAAAATTAATTTTTTAAACATTTATACTTTCCTTTAGGTTAGGGATAACATGAAACTGCAATGCGGAAGGATCAATATCCACAGTGAGATTCAATCTGGCACCGATGTTTTTTTCCACAGAATGCAAAATGCATCCATTGAACAACACCCATTGTGCCACGGGGAATTGCACACGCTCTAGTTCAATCAATTGGTCATGATCCAATTCGTAAATGGGATCTGCTGCTTGATAGTCTTGCATGTTGTAAACCACCGGCTTACCGGGCTTGTGATAAAACACTGTTTCTGCAGAATCACTGCCACGGTCAATTAGATAAAACAGTCGTATTTTTCCAGGCTTGTCCACATGCGCACCGTGAGTGTCACTGTCGCCTACACTGATACGAACTGTGGTTTCGCGAAAATTGGGAAATATATTTTCTTGACACCATTGGGTCCACTCGGGACTCATCTCAAATGCCTGCTGATGTCTAGTTGTCACTGTGTTGCCTTTGACAGTGATCTTTCGATGCAGATAAGTTCCGGTGTGGTAACCTTTCTGTATCTGAGAGTATTCATCATGATTTATTTTTGGACGAGCAACACGCCGTGCCTCGGCAATGAAATGTTCAGGAACAGTCGGCAAGTGCGGCATTGGAATCCAAGTAAACAATGGTGCCATTGATATATGTCCTTTGAGTTTGCAAGTTAGATCGGCAGATCAGAATGTGTGTGCCAACGCAAAATATGTGCCAACACCATTGGATGTTTTGGTAACATGACCACTGGACTTGGCCACCTGTGTTATGATCCTGGTGCGTTTGCTCAGCACATAGTGTGCAGACACAGTGTTGCGTTGAAAAGCGCTCTGTTCGGAAGAAAGAGTGGCAATGCCAAACTCAAATTGATTGTACTTGGTCTGAGCACCGAATGAAGTTAATACATCATCTTTTACGCCACTTAGTCTGGAAACAATACCGTTGCTGTCTACGCTTCGTGCGGTCATGAGCAAAAATTTACCAAAATCGTATACAGCACCGAATTGTTGGTTGGTCTGTTGTACCACAGCATAGTTGTTGGTTTGGCCATAATATGCTCTAAATGGCAAGTTCACATAGGTCAATGAGTTTTGTGTTAGGTTGTGGCCGCCTGGAGTGGGAGTTACCACACTGGTTGAAGAAACTTGTTGATCGTTGTAAGCTCGCACTGTTTCAAACTGGAAGCCGGCGATTCTCGGAGTTGAATAAGACACTTGACCTGCTTGTCGAGGAAAAGCCATAGTTGCGTGAGATGCCAATGCACCATCATCTCTAAGCGGACTAGTCCAAAAAATAGCCGAACCTAGATTTGTTGTGTACTTGCCGGCGCTGAGTTTACCGTATGGAGAGTCAATCCAAAGTCTGGTGCGTTCAAATATGTTTTCGCCGTAGCTTGAATTACCATTGGCTATTTTGAAACGAGACTGTGCATCAAATCCCACTGTTGTGCCCGCACCTAGGTCTTCTTTGGCTTCCAGTGCCAAGAACGTACGAGCGTTTCCCACTTGGTCAATTGTGTTTGACTTGTCTGAAGCTATTGGATTATATGCTCCAATCTCGGCCCGGCCGCTGAACTTAACAGGTGATTCAGCAAATACAGATGTTGTAGCGGCTGCAATAGCAAATGCCGCAATAATTTTTTTCATATAAGATTACCTTAAAAAATATTTCACATTTACTTCAATTTCAAAAGCGGCCGCTGACTGATACTTTATTGCAATGTTGCAAAAATTTTGATCGCGACCTCATTTTAAAATGAAGTGATTCATTAAATAACGTTTTGGGGTAGCTTGTAGAAGAACTCTACTTACAGGTATCGGCGTTATGTTATAGTATAACAGTAAAGACATCACTATGTCAAGCGTCAATTTGCAATTCTGGCGTCAGAGACTCTGGCGCTGCTATTTCTATTTATACAACTGACAAGTTCAAAAAATTTTTGTCAATTAGTCAGGCGGCCAACATCACAGTGCCAACTGTTTCTGATTGGCGTGTTTGATTATGCCATCATCAATGGGGTCTCGGACAAAACTTATTTGTAAAGTTATTCTAGTGTCTGTGCAGCCTTCTACACTGTGTAGATCGCCTCTACCATACAGCAGGTACCAGTTGCCTTCTTTCATATGGAATTTTTCAGTCACTTGCAATTGGTCGTAGTCGTCCACACGACTGTCCATCATGCCAAGATCCAGCTGGTTGGTTTTGGGTTCGTAATACACAGTTTCAACATTTGCACCGCCTTCCTTGATTATATAGGTCAAGACGTAGAATCTGGTTCTATCCAGGTGGGGACCAAGCACACCAGTCATGCGCATGTAACCCATTTCTTTCCAGTCTGTTACAATATTTTCTTTCAACCACGGTTCTATTTCAGGAGCTGCCTGTTGTTTTCTAAATACACCTTCGGCAAATTCAACACCGTCTTTTTTGAGCATACGCGGTAGGTTGGCCAGCATGATACGATCTTCCATGTCTAGGTTGTACCCTAGCAGATTTTCAGGTATTGCCGGCAGCCAATCTAAATGAATAAGTTTATACATAGCATTTTCCTTTGTGTTGTTAGATTTATTTATTCTCTAGTTTACGCAAGATTGAAAAATACAAGTGAGCCAGGGTTCCAGCATCAACTCCAGTATCTGGATGATTCTAACTTGTCCCAGTAGGCTGCGTTGTTGCGGTTCACAAAGTTCTTGACTAGATATCGGGCCATGCCCATGTAGCCCATCTTTTTAAATCTGCGACTGTCTTGGCCACAGTGATGTCGTACAATTCTAAACTTGCTGGGTTTATATTTGCGGGATAAGAAGTAGTCTTCGCTGGTTACAAAGTTGTGAGGGAATCCGCCAAATTCTTCAAACCGATCACGTCGTGTCAGCATGAATGCTCCCACTGCAAATGGACTAAAATACTTCAATGCATGGTTTACTGTGTTGAAAATACCAAATCCAATCCGGGCTCTAAGGTCTCTATCGTAGCATCGGATGTTCAATCCCACAAGATCCAAGTCTTTGGATTCCAGTGTGTCAACTGCATCTTGAATAACTGTGGGTTTGAAGAAGCGAACATCAGCATCAATGAACAGGATGTAAGGAGTAGTTGCTAGTTCAGCACCGTTGTTTTTTGCAACACTGACCGGGCCGCCGTCTATGATTTCCACATTCAGATCGCCCTTTGTTGCTTGAATAACTTCTCTGGTACGATCTGTAGAACAGTCGGCGATGATGATTCTAGTATTGCCTACGGATTGTTGGCGTAGGTGCATTAGCAAATGTGCAATGTAGTTTTCCTCGTTTTTACAAGGCACCACAATGGTAATTTTATCACTGAGTTGCATGAGCGTCTTTCTCCTGAGTCCAGGTAACTATTTCCCAACGACCGCTGTGATGCTCTACCAGAGCAGTGCATGATTCCACCCAGTCGCCGTCATTCATATACACAATGCCATCTATGATTTTTATTTCTGCATGATGTATGTGCCCGCAGATCACTCCATCAAAGCCACGCTTCTTACAGTAGGCCACTAGGTTCTTTTCAAACTGAAAGATGAAGTCTACTGCTTTTTTAACCTTGTGCTTAAGATACTTGCTAAGGCTAAAGTACCCAAAACCCATGCGGCGACGAATCCAATTAAACTTAGTGTTGATAGAAAGGATGATATCATATGCTTTGTCTCCTAAAAATGCTAGCCAAGGCGCTAGGCGTGTAATACCATCAAACAGGTCGCCGTGAGTCACTAGATAGTGTTTGCCGTCTGCACCTATATGCTCCGTCTGATTGGCTATTTCAATGTTGCCAAAGCCAATACCATACGGCATCAAGGGCCTTAGGAATTCATCATGATTGCCTGCCACGTAGATCACTCTAGTGCCACGTTTGGCAAAGCCCAGTATGCGTCTTACCACATTGGTGTGGCTTTGTTTCCAGCGCCACTTGTTTTGCTGTATCTTCCAAATGTCTAGAATGTCGCCTACAAGGTACAATGTTTCGCAGGTATTGTGTTTGAGAAAATTGTTTAACTTATCCGCTTGACTATCTCTGGTGCCAAGGTGTACATCACTAATAAAAATAGAGCGATAAGTTTTCTGCATCTAGTATTTACGCAGAAACAGCTCAAAAGTCTATTTCGGTTGTTTCCACTACTACCCACCCTATACTACGTAGATCCTCTTCAATCTCGTCGGTAACCACAGTTTCTGATACAAATGCTAAGAGTTCTTTGTGTCGTATCTGCTGATCTGGATCCATCATAGCAAATTCTTCAGCACTGAGATCTGTACTACCGCGTATTCCACTGCAATAGTAGTCCAGGTAGTCTTCGTTACAATCACGCATTTCGGCCACAATTCCGCCGGCACTGCGCCAACTGCAACTCCAACGCTGGTCGCGTAGAATGTCCATCACATCCAGTCGCTGGAACTCGTTGTTGCACATGGCTGCATAGAGATTCTGTGCGTAGATATTGCTTCCTCGCACTTTTGCTAACATTAACTCACTGGCCATTAGATCTGTATACATGCTGTTTTACTCATTTGTAGTTGGTCGGAGTACAAGGATTCGAACCTTGGACCCCCTGGTCCCAAACCAGGTGCGCTACCAGACTGCGCCACACTCCGAATTACTGGTGCCCAATGTCTGATTCGAACAGACGACCTACCGCTTACAAGGCGGTTGCTCTACCCCTGAGCTAATCGGGCAATACTTTACCTATATAATGGTTGCGGGGGAAGGACTCGAACCTCCGGCTTCCAGGTTATGAGCCTGGCGGTCTACCACTGACGTACCCCGCGATAATGTTTACAAAAGACCTTCTGCTGTCAAATGTTGCACAGTCTGCTCACTCAGAGCAATGTCTATGCGCACATTCAATTCCAACACTTCGTCTTGCAATTTTTGTTTGGCCTTTTTGGCACTGGTCACAATGGCCTTGAAACCTTTGATATCAGCTTCTGTGAACACTGTGGTGGTCACTGTGCTTTCAAAACCGTAGATACTGCGAGTATCTTCTTTACGGTTTTTAATCTTGTCCAACTTGCCCAACACGACTGCTTCTTGTTCACGAACTTCATTTGCACTCAATGCTGTGTAGTTCTGAATCTGCTTTTCAAGAAAGGCAATCTGAGTCAGCTTGTCGTCTACGCCCACACGGCTGTTGACAGCACTGACCTGCGCACGAATGTCATACAGAGCTCGTACCAAAGCATCACGTCGGGCCAGATTGGCCTTAAACTCTGCGGTGGCCTTGTCAATTTCCACCACAGGAGCGTGGAACTCTGTCAAGCTGACTTGACCTTTAAGGTCGATACCTTTGACAGCATCGTTGATGCTGTTCTGCAATGCACTTGCTTTACGTAGACTGATATTCATACATTTCCTTTTGATCAATTATACAACAAAAAAATAACGAAGTCAAGAAAGCAAGTGACCAACTGGACAAATAACAGTGAGATTGATCTCTCAATCTCTCACAAGTCACAATGCACAAAGCACAGAGACCTGCATATGTCTGGTTAGCAAATCACAAAGTTGATAGATAAAGACCAGTTCACACAAGCACGAGGCGTTTTCAAGGCGCCGGCCAGAGTTTGTTCATCGTCGCATGAAGCGATAATGGGTGTCAGCTCTCGTCTCTTTCTCTTCTCCGGGCAGTTGCCAAAGGCCTACTGCCAAAAACACTTTATTGAAACACACTTAAACCGTTCTTCAACCTGGATCTGGCTATCTCGGGGTATCCACCCGCGAATCAGTATGTGCTTCAATAAAGTGTCCGGCTACTCCCACCACAGGAGCCCCGGACCGGGCTGACTACTCCGTCTACGTATTTGTTCTTATGGTAAAGGTTAGCGTTCCTCACCCTAGGCAGTTTTCAGTATCTCCGAACAGGAGACTGTAAGGTCAGGTCCTAGTGTACCCCCTGTTCTATCGTTTCAGGGACGCTGTTTTATAACGTAAAAACAGTAAACCGGGATTGGCGGAAGCGGTGAGATTCGAACTCACGATACGATTACTCGTATGCTGGTTTAGTAGACCAGTTCCATCGGCCACTCGGACACGCTTCCTATTCTGTATTATAACACTCGCAGGGTTGACTGTCAACTCTGCAGTTGTCCAAATCATCTGCGACTGTTAACCGTACTGCGCTGTTGTGCAGTGCCCAGACCTCTGAATCGATCTGCGGCATAGCTGGCAGCAAATGCATCGGGTTTGACCAGTGGTGTCACATTGCAGGTACCTTTGATGTAGCCCACTGCTTGAGATATCACACAGCTGGATCCGAATTGGTCGTTGGGGTTGATGTCCAAGTGAACTTCAACAGGACGATGTTCCAACACTTCGCCTAGGCGTAGATACAGTTCTGACACCTTGTACACTTCGGTCATAAGCCGCATGCGTGGCTGTGAAGTTTTTTGATCATAGTCACGTTCACGTTGCACTTCACCAAACAGTTTGCAACCGTTGTTGCCGTTGATGTGTACCACAATGGCCAACACATAGTCGGCATACCAAACGCCGTTGACTCGAACACGTTCACTGTCACAGCCCAGGTAGATTTTTGTTTCTGGGGTTTGTTCTTCGATAAAAGCCTTGACTTCTTCTAGATTGAGCTTTTTCATATCGTTGTCTCTAATAATTGGAGCGGGATAGGAGAATCGAACTCCTGACTAAACCTTGGCAAGGTTTCGTTTGACCATTAAACTAATCCCGCATCTACTAACATGTGGTGGGCAAGGAGAGACTCGAACTCTCACGCACTAGGCACTGGCTTCTAAGACCAGCGTGGCTACCATTACACCACTTGCCCACAATAATTTGGCTCCCCAGCGTGGGATCGAACCACGGACACCTTGATTAACAGTCAAGTGCAACTACCGCTGTGCTACTGGGGAATATTTTTTACTTGCGTTCTTTGAACGACTGCGGCACTGCGGCCGACAACTGTGCATCAATCATGGCTCGCTTGAACTCGTTGCGATCGTGTTGATCTTTAAACTTTAGCAATGCCAGCAATGTTTTTGTTCGCTTGGCCAGTTTGAATGTTGATGTTGATCTCATTGGAGTCCTTGTTGTGTAAAATATTTATTGCTATCTCTTGTCTGCAGATAATTTGGTGCTCAAGTACAGAATCGAACTGTCGACTGCTCCTTACCATGGAGCCGTTATGCCACTTAACTACAAGAGCAATGGTGGTTCCTACTGGGGTCGAACCAGTGACCTCTTGGATGTCGACCAAGCGTTCTACCGCTGAACTAAGAAACCAGTCTGGGGAGTCGTACGGGAATCGAACCCGTATTAACGGAATCACAATCCGTGGTGTTGACCGTTACACTAACAACTCCATTATTTGTTGAGTGGAGAACTCCAAGACACAATTGAATTCAAAATTGGAACCAGGTGTTCTTCTTCCACTGCTGTGCTTGATTTTATACAAACACAGTTAAACTTGTCAATATTATCTAGTTTTAAAAATTCTTCAATGGTATAGTGGTCAGCATGCTGTTTCCAGTAACCAGTGGTGTCATCATAAATGCTTAATCGATTTTGAAATTGAAATTCAGCATCGGGGTTTTTTTGTAACCCTAGATTGCCCAAAAGTTCATATTCGCTAAACCAAATTGGAGGAGAATTGTCGGGACTAGCATTGACATCAGCGGAAAACACCTGTGCCATGGCCAGTAACCAATTACATCCGTATGTTTGTTCTATGTGATTTTTCAGTGCCACCCAGTCTTTCTTTAGCACAGGCATAAATTCTGTGACAAAACAATGACTGGTTTGACGTTCCTGCCCTGTAAACTTTTTTACGTATTGATAATATTCTAAACTGTGTGTGGTATTTTCTATCACGTAATACCTTGGGGTTGACCCATCAAAATATCGATAAGGCGTCAACGAAAACGTATCACAATCTTGAATCAACACACGGTCGCTGTTGACTTGATCCAGTGCCAGTAATTTAAAAAATTGCTGGGCTATCCATCCTGAGAATTGGTAATAGTCAAACTCTGGAAGCAACTGTCGTTCCATCAATTGCTGGTCAAAAACAACAGTCATGTTTGAAGTATCAATGCCATGATCTCGGTAAATCTGTAACAGATCAATTGGTTCTCGATTATGGTCTGGGCCAAAACAAATGTATGTTTGGTCAGGTTGTGGGTCAAGAAAGTGATCAAACTTTAAGGTAAGTATTGAATCTGCAATTCTTGAACCTGCAACAAAAAATAATCTTATCATCCTCTATTTATTTGACGATATCATCGTCAATTGAGTATTGTGGCCTCGCCTGCAGGAATCGAACCCACATTCAAGAGGTAGAAGCTCTTTGTATTATCCATTATACTAAGGCGAGAATTGGCAGAGGGTACTGGGATCGAACCAGTGATGACAGAGTCAAAGTCTGTAGTGTTACCGCTACACTAACCCCCAACAAAATGTTACCGTGGTGGTAATAGTTGGACTCGAACCAACGATAGGCTGCGTATGAAGCAACTGCATTAGCCACTATGCTATATTACCATATAGAAACATACTCCGCAGGAATTGAACCTGCCCACCCAACATGTCGTCGAGCTGTAATCCGCTACATCTGCCTGGCCTAAGCATTTGAATATGTTTTTATATGGTAGGGGTGCTCGGGAACGATCCGAGTTTTACTGGTTAAAAGCCAGTTACTTCACCTTAAAGTTTCACCCCCTAATGGGTTTTGTTTTTGTGCTCGTCGTAGAGCCTTGTTGCTCTTGCGATGCGCACCTGCTTTGCGGAACAGTGCAAGACGAACGAAGCAGTTACGTTCGCGCACGATCGGTTTACGTTTCTTCATAAAGTTTCCTTTGTTTTAAATTGGTAGGCCCTGAGAGAATCAAACTCCCACTTCCGGGTTCGTAGCCCAGTGTAATATTCATTTTACTAAAGGCCTAAATTGGTGGAGGATAAGAGAATCGAACTCTTAATTGAAGCTTGCAAAGCTACCGTTATCCCATTTAACTAATCCCCCATATGCTCTGCATCCCCCGGCGGTAATTGTAGTACATCAGACCTTTGGAGTCATCACACATACCTTCCACCCGCTTCCCGACAGGAACCGTTATCGCATTGCCAGCGGCCTTTCGGTTCAAAGACTACCACCCGTGGCTATCACACCACTTCTCATCGTGCGGGTCGCACTATCTGTTGATTAAACAGAACGTTCTGGTGGAGGTGATAGGGATCGAACCTATTGAGACCTGAGTCCGGCGGAGTTACAGTCCGCTGCCATACCATTACGGCGGCACCTCCTAAACTTGGTATGAGCGGAGGGACTTGAACCCTCAATCCCGAAGGCGGCAGATTTTAAGTCTGCTGTGTATACCATTCCACCACGCTCACATAATTCTTGGTGCCCCATGACAGAATCGAACTGCCGTAACCTGATTACAAAACAGGTGTAATGCCATTATACTAATAGGGCGTGTTGAGTTCGAACTTACCTAGACAGCGTGACTTTCTCTTGCTGACACTCTAACAAAACTTGGTACTCGATAGCGGAATCGAACCGCTCTTACCGGGATGAAAACCCGGTGTCCTAACCGATAGACGAATCGAGCATGAAAAGAAAAACCCTGTAGCAGTCCAGTTAAGCAACCGAACAGGGCCGTGTTAAAGGAGGAGAGCCACGGTTGCAGGACCTAGTGCCTCAAAGAGGGAAGTGTCCAGGCGATGTGGCTCTCAAAAAAATTGGCGGTCTTAGGGGGTAACGATCCCCACTCTTATGGCGTGACAAGCCATCGTGCGTCCATGAACACTTTAAGACCAACTATATTAAAAAATACTAAAGGAACCATTGTGCATCTGTCTCTACCCTATGCAACGTCTACATAGGGCCTGCACGGTCATTACTTCCTAGAAGGCCCACCGCAAATCCGGATTGCTCCTGCTTCATGCTCCTGGACTTGACCAGCGCCCGTCGGTACTGTCATCATCCCAGTCGCCTAGTGGTCTAGGTAACCTTTAATATGTTTTAAAATAGCAACCCTTGCGGGTTACCAAAAACAACAACTTTTTAAAGAACGTCTAGTTAATTTCCTAACTAGTCTCTAGTATAGCACAATGGCTATATCTAGTCAATTTGTTTTGCAAACACCCTACAACATGTAGGGTTATTTGCAGATCCAGTTAATTTCTTAACTTGCTTCTATTGTAGCAAATTGCCGTTAATTGGTCAACTTAGTACTTTAGTTAACACTACTTGCAGTAGGGTTATTGTTGGCGTACCTCCAGGGACTCGAACCCCGACGAACAGTTTTGGAGACTGTCATGCTGCCATTACATTAGAGATACACTGACTGGTAGCCATGGACAGTTTCGAAATGTCGACCTAACGCTTATCAAGCGTTTGCTCTTCCTCTGAGCTACACGGCTAAATTTTTGGCGGGTCCTGCAGGAATCGAACCCACACCACTTGGTTCGAAGCCAAGCATGATATCCATTTCACCAAGGACCCAGATTGGTACCAACGACTGGACTCGAACCAGTCACACCCAGATTTTCAGTCTGGTGCTCTACCTGATGAGCTACGTTGGCAATGTTGGCGGTGTGACTGAGACTCGAACTCAGAACCCGGATTACGCCGAGCGACAGATTAGCAATCTGCTCTAATACCATTATAGGACCACACCGTTGTTTGGCGGAAGACGGAGGAGTCGAACCCCATCCCTGTTAAGAGAACCTGGTTTTCAAGGCCAGTCGCAGGACCAACCCCGCTGCATCATCTTCCTGAATTTGGTAGCCCCGGCGGGATTCGAACCCACATGAACCAATTATCTGTTGCTTACGGGATATAAATCCGCCGTTTTACCATTAAACTACAGGGCCAATGTTATAAATTTTTAAACGCTTTCTTTATAATTGCATTGCGATCCAGTTTGGAACTGGCACCCAACACAATCACTGCATACTGTTGCCGGTTGTGTTCCACCAACATGGCCACACACCACCCAGCTGGCGTGGTAAATCCAGTCTTGCTCACAGCCACACGGTCAAACTCTGCCATCAGTTGTTGAGATGTGTGAATGAGATTCAAAGTGTTGCCACGAGTTCGGTCTGACTTTTTTAACTGTACAGTGGGTTGACCGCTGACTTCTTGTATAAACCAATAACCGGCAGCAATCTGCACCATCTCCGCCAGGTCCTGCGCAGTGGTCACATTGAACACGCCCAGTCCCGACGGATCTACAAATTTAGTATTTCGAAGATCCCACATTTTAGCATGCCGATTCATCTCAGCTACAAATGCAGATCGGCCCCCGGGATAGTCCTGTGCGATGGCTTCGGCTGCTCCGTTGTCACTGCTGACCAACATGGCCTTTAACAACTGCTCTCTGGTGTACTGACCAGGCGGCAATCGACTACCGCTGTTTTTCCCCAACATCATTGGCTGTAGTAGATCTCTGTTGTGATCCAGTGCGACCATGGCAGTCATCAGCTTGGTTATACTGGCCATGGATCTCACCTGATCGGCATAACGGTTCAGTTCCGTGTGCTGTGCGTTGATGTTGTAGACCAACACTGTGGGCTCACTGGTTCGAGCTGTAGCATTGGTCAATGCTGCACAAAAAAACACAATGGCAAATAATTTCATATTTTTCATTTTATAAAATTTGGAGTGGGTGACAGGACTTGAACCTGCATGATACGGATTTGCAATCCGGGGCCTAACCATTCAGCTACACACCCACACGTAACACACTGTCGCCAATGTGTGTATTAAAGCACTCTAAAATACTTAGGCTGCCTGTTCTTAAAGAATGCTTTAATACGAACCGATTTTTCCTCCCATACAAGGGATTTCATCCTGGCCGCCGCCCGTTTGTGCTTGTTTATAGTGTAGCACAGGACCTCGTTTCCTGTCAACACTTTAAGAAGATCTATGTCAAAAGCTGATTCTTGACTCGTTTGCGATTTTCGGATTCTATCCGAGCACGTTCCAATTTATCTCGTATCAACTGATTTCGCTGATCCGCAGTCAGAGTATGCTCTGTGGTAAATCTTACTTCGCGCATTCTTCGTTTTAAATCTGATTTTTTCATTTTCTCCTTGCTAAAAACAAAAAACCCTAGGGTTTTAATCCTAGGGTCCTTGGAGTTTAACTGTAAACTGTTGCTTACAATTTGGTCTCCCGGACCCTGGTAACCTCTGGTGTGCGATCATATGACATGCTATTAATTGCAAACCAAATAGAGGGCGTGAAGCCCGCCTGCTTGGCAGAACAATTTGATATAGAATGTAACAAGTTCGTTTGCATTTTCATTTCTTTAAAATTTACATGAGCCGTTTTATCAGCGCATGTGTGTATTGTATAGGTTTATTTATACAAGGTCAACCCTCAGGTTGTCCAAATTGCTGTTTTTTTGCCAATATTTTTTAGTGCAGGCCGATCTTCAATAGTTGACCAGGAACTTTTCCAAATTGCCGTACAGCTGAGCTACCACTGCTTCGCGACTGCCAAACATGCAAATCTCCACCGGAATACGTTTTTCAACTTTGATATAGTAAGGACTTTGCAGTTTACGGTCCAACGACAAAATAGTACGACGGGTGCTCGGTCCAGGTTGAATTTCTAAATCATAGTGTGTTAATTCCAACACACGACTGAACACATAGAATCCATGATCAGTAAGTCGTAGCCCACCAGTTTTTCGAATATTGGCCCACCAGGTCCGAACAGCGACTTCTGCTGACTCAGCAAATTCTTCTGGCAGATTGGCCACCAGTGCTTGGGTCAGCAGTAGTTTGTCACGCACTGCCGGGCTGAACTTTGTCGCCCTGGGTCAACAAAATCACAGAGAACTTGTCTGTTTTGAACTGTGCATTTAATTTTTTTGAAAGATTGTGTGCATGCCCAGGATTGGAGAAACTGACCTTTTTGTACTTGGGTCCAGGATGTTGTATCAGCATGTTACTGGTTTTGAGATTGATAGGACTGTTGTCATAAAACACTGCCCAAACGCCCGTTGACGACAAGACCTGTTCGGTCTTGTATGTGCTTTTGTTTGTCAGTTCTAATAGAACTTTGGGTTTTGGTCTGCTCATATCATTAAACTCCTACATTTTTATTTATGCCAATATAGGAACTTTTAAAATGACCCGCCTTGCATTTCTACCTTGATTGTGTTTTCTTGTGCGGTGCTTACAGCAGACTCTCTCGCGGCTTGTAATGTTATAAGCAATCTGGTCAAATCTGCATGTAGGTCTTTGGCATCTTTGATGGGCATGGTAAAGTCTCTAGCACCACGTGCTTCGAAACCTTGTAGTCTTTCGATGAACCGTTGAATATGCAACATTATTTTCTATCGCCAAACAACTGCAACAGGTTCAAGAACAGATTGATAAAGTCCATGTACAAGGTCAGCGCACCACGAACCTCAGCCACGTCGCTGGTTTCGGTACTGAGTTCTTCACGAATCTTCTGTGTGTCGTAAGCAGTGAGTCCCAAAAAGATAATAATGGCCAATGCGGAGATCACCATCTGCATAACTGTACTACCAATGAAGATGTTCACAATGCTGGCAATCACAATGGCAATCAAGCCCACAAACATAAACTTGCCCACGCTGTCGAGACTCTGCTTGGTAAAGTAACCGTAGCCACTCATTACACCAAACAGGATGGCAGCACCCATGAACGCACTCACAATTGATCCCATGGTAAACACAGCAAAGATCATTGCAAAGCTCAGCCCCATCAAGGCCGCAAATCCATGCAGGCAAAGTTGTGCGGTGCTTTTACTAGGGTTGTTGGCCAACACCATGCTGATGCCAAAAATTGCCACCAGTGGTGCAAAGATCACAATCCACTTTAGCACACCAGTAAAGAAGAACTCCAGCAACTCTGGACTGGTGCCCACAAAGTAACTGACCAGCATACTCACGATCACTGCCAGACTCATGTGTCCGTACACACGGCCCATGGCCGAGTTGATTTCGGTGGCACTGCGATAGGCCACACTGTTATTATAACTTGTTTCAAACATAATTTACTCCCGTGTTAAAAATGTATTTAATTCAGGTGCCGTCCAACCCAATGGTTTCAGCACTTTTCCATCTTCTCGCTTGCGTACTTTGCCTGTTTCGTGATCGATCTTGGCAAAGTTAGTTCGCATGACTTCTTTCCAGGCACCTTCGGCATCAGCGCCCATTGAGTGAATAGCACCAATGGTAACAACTAGAATATCAATTAATGCATCTAACTGCTCAACACGGTCATCTGATAGTGATGCCTCTAACAGTTCCTGATGTTCTTCGTCGATAAGTTTAACATACATTGCATACTGTAGTTCATTAAACTTGCCAACACTTTGATCGCAAGCTCGCATAAACTTTTCTTGATCTCTAAAAGGATTGGTCATACTGTTACTTCTTGTTGAGTTTTAAATGGGCCTTGGTAAGGATAGCGTTGCAGTGCAATCAGTTTGGGATCCCGTACAACTTTCCAGTTACGACCACGTTTGACAGAGTACCAGCCGGCTGCAAACCATGATTTGCTTTTGCGAGTTTTGGTGTACATTGGCAAGTGATGTGCCACGTCCCACACAGGATTATAAAAACGGCCCACCACTGGGAATCCGTACACAGTGGTGTTGTCTTTTGGTTTTGGATTTGATTGTTTTTCAAACACAATATTTGATTCCTTGGCAGCAAGTTTGATAGTTTTGAATTGTTTTACTTGATTGTTGATTCGAACTTGATACCCGCCGTTCCAGGCTTCGATGTTGCCAACCTTACAATCATCTTGTTGTAAAATCCAAAACTGCTTGTCTGCTACCACTTTAGCTATTAACACTTAGCACTCCTTTATATGTTTCATTCAGCCATCGACTGAATCCTTCGGCATTCTCACTGCACCGAACCAGATCATACTTGCCACAAAACTGCATGAATCTCACGCCAACTTGGCCAACATCTTTGTTAGACACCTGCTCAATAATGGCCAAGTCCACGATGTCTTTGACAGCCTCGGGTTGATGGGTAAGATCAATCAACTGTCTATTGCGCTCGTAGTCGTCCAACACACGATGTTCTTCGCCATTGTGGTCAGTCCAACGTTGCAACATCATGTTGTTCCAATTGTAGCCTTTGGTGTTTCGGTCTGCAAAGGCCTCCTGGAGACCAACCTTATTTTTTGTGCCTTTTGTGCGTACTCCTGGATATGCACTGAAC